GGCTTTTTCTGACAGATGTCGCGTGGTGGTGCAGGGGGATGTCTAGGTCCAAGGAAACCCTAAACGCGGCCGGAAAGCGGGCGTTGAAGGAGGCGCGGGAGTCGTTTTCGCATGAGTCCAGGCGGTTGGATCTTGCGGCGACTCGGTACGCGTGGGCGGTACATCGTCAGCACGCGCTGTTCGACTTGTGGGTTGAGCGTGGGCAGCCGCTGTTGTCTGAGGGTGGGGCGACGGGCCGGACGGAGGTTGTGCATCCGCTGGTGGGGGCGATGGAGCGGGCGGAGGCGCATGCGCAGAGGCTTGGGGAGCCGTTCGGGCTTGTTCCTGGTGCCGCAAAGCCTCGCGGCATGGGCCGACCGCAGGAGCGTGTCCCGCCTGCGAGCGGGGAGCCGCCGAAGCTGGTGGCGCTTCCCGGCAACGGGTGACCGTCCAGACGCGCGGCCCCCACTTCGCGTGGTGGTGTGCGCACAAGCTCACGCAGAGCATCGACCAGTTCGCCGGCGAGCCGATGGCGCTCGAGGACTGGCAGCAGGAGATCTTCGACGACGTCCTGTCGCTAGACGAACGTCACGAGCCGCTCTGGGCATCCGTGGCGATCGTCCTGCCGCGCAAGAACGGCAAGACGACGATGCTCGCCGCGTACGCGCTCTACCGGCTGCTTGAGGACGGCGGCCAGCCCGAGATCCTCCTCGCCGCGGCTTCCGACAAGCAGGCCGGCCGTCTCTTCGACGCGGTCGTCTCGTTCGTGCGCCAGTCACCAGACCTGTCCGACCGGCTCACGATCCGCGCCTACATCGGCGAGATCGTGCGCAAGGACGGCGGCGGCAAGATCCTACGCATGTCGTCCAGCCCCGAACGGCTGCACGGCTACAACCCCTCCCTGGTCATCTGCGACGAGGTCGCTCAGTGGCGCACCCCGAACTTGCGCAAGGCCTGGGAGGCACTCACTACCGGCGGCGGCGCCCGCAAACAGCCGCAGACGTTCACGATCTCTACGGCCGGGGAGGCGTCCGAGCGTCACGGCGGGATCCTCGGCCGGATCATCGACGGCAACGAACAGATGGGCGAAGTCGACCGCCGTGACGCTCTCACGGTAAGCCGCAACCGTGCCGGCAAGACGATCGTGTTCAACTGGTCCGCCCGTACCGTCGATCCGGCCGACACCAAGGCCGTGAAGGCCGCCAACCCGGCGTCATGGATCACCGAAGAGTTCCTCGCCCGCCAGGCCGCCAACCCCGAGCTCACCACTGCCGCCTTCCTGCAACTGCACGCCTGCGTGTGGTCCGACAGTGAGGATCAGTGGTTCACGCTGGAGCAGGTCGAAGACGCCGCCGTCGGCGCCACGCTGAAGGACGGCGACAAGATCGCGCTCGGATTCGACGGCTCCGAACGCGACGATGCGACTGCCCTGATCGCCTGCCGGCTCTCCGACCGGGTCCTCGTTCCGCTGCACATCTGGCAGCAGAAGGACGGCGACGTGGACTGGGAGGTCCCCCGCGACCAGGTGGACGTGGCCGTCGCCGACGCGATGAGCCGCTACGACGTGACGTTCGGGTACTTCGACACCCCGTTCTGGCAGTCGGAGATCCAACGCTGGCAGCACGAGTACGGCGACGATCGCGTCGCGCGCTGGCACACCGGCAAGCCGCCGTTCGCGCTCGCGCTCGAGCGGTTCCGTACCGACATGCTGACCGGCGTGCTGCATCACAACGGCGACCGGCAGTTCGTGCAGCACATCGCCAACGCCCGCATGGCGCTCACTCGCGCCGGCTACAAGATTGAGAAGCCCCGCAGGGGTAGTCGAGACAAGATCGACGCGGCCACCGCAGCAACCCTCGCCTACGAAGCCTGCTGCGACGCCATCGCGTCCGGGAAGTTCGAGCGCCGCCGCAAGCGCCGCGCCGTGTCGTTCTAGCCCCTCACCGTGAAAGGAGGGACCGTTGACTGATCCCTCCACACGGTCGGTGCCGATGCTCTCGCCGACCCCCGTTCTTGACCTGGCCGCGTTCGTCAGCGACGCCCCCGCCGGAAGCGATGCCTGGTGGCGCGACCGCCTGTGCGCAGGCCTGGACCGCCGTTCGCCCCTCGTGGAGATTTGCGAGGACTACAGCGACGGCCGTCACTCGCTCGCCTTCCTGCCGTCCAAGCTGCGCAGCGAAATGGGCGCGATGCTCGCCTCCTGCGCCGACAACTACATGCCGCTCGTGCTCGAGTCGGCAGTCGAACGGATGAGCATCAGCGCGTTCCAGCCGCTCGCCTCAGCCGACACCGACGGTGCGAGCCTGGCGTGGGACCATTGGCGCCGCTCGGACCTGGACGAGTACGAGAAGGGCCTCTGGCTCGAGGCATCCAAAGACGCCGAGGCCTACCTGCTCGTCTGGAAGGAGAAGGGGCAGGATCACCCGACGATCACGACCGAGCATCCGCGCGAGATGATCGTCTGCCGCGACTCCCAGAACCGCAACAAGGTCGTCGCCGCCCTCAAGCGGTGGCGCGACGACAGCGGCGAGACGTGGGCCAATCTGTGGCTCCCCGGGAAGATCTACCGCTACCGCAAGGACACGGACGGCAAGGAGTGGGGGCCCCGCGAGATCGACGGTGTGCCCGCCGAGTCCGAGGTCCCAGCGGCGGTCGGCGTGCCGGTCGTGCCGATCACGAACAACCCGTCGATGACCCCGTCCCGGCCACCGCTTGCGCTGACGCAGTTCCCGCACGGCATCCCCGACGACGCACACGTCGGCCTCGGCCGGTCGGACCTCTCGGACGTCATCTCCACACAGGACTCGCTGAACGCGGTCATCATCGACGCGCACTCCGCCTCGCGCTACCAAGGCTTCCGTGTCCGGTACGCCATCGGCGTCGAGATCCCCGAGGACGACAACGGTGACCCGATCCCGCTCGACACGTCGGCCGGCTCGCTGTGGATGCTCGACTACGACAAGGACAAGGACGCCGAGCCGAAGGTCGGCGACCTGCCGGCGGCAGACCTGGGCCAGTTCATCGACCTGGTGACGCAGCGCATCCAGTCCCTGTCCTCCCGTTCGCGCGTTCCTGTGCACTACCTGCTCTCAGGCCGCATCCAGTTGCCGTCTGGCGAGGCGCTCACCGCCGCTGAGGCCGGTCTGACGATGAAGATCCGCGGCAAGACCAAGAGCTTCGGGCCCGCGGCCGCCCGCGCGATCCAGCTCGCGTTCGCCTGGGACGGCGACACCGCCCGCGCGGAGTCCCGGTTCGCTGCTGAGTGGGAGAACTACGAGCACCGCACCGAAGCCGAGCACATCGACGCGCTCGGCAAGAAGGTCAGCCTGCTCGGGATTCCCAAGGAGGCCACCTGGACGGACGCCGGCTACGGCAACGAGCAGCTCCCGCGGCTGCGGCAGATGGCAGAAGACGAAGCCAAGATGACCGCCGCGGCGCAGCAGGTCATGGCATCCGCGCAGTTCCAGCCTGTACCTGACCCGTCCGGCCAGCCGCCGACGGACCCCGCAGCACCGTCGCAAGCGGCTTGACGGCCCCCCGCTCAAGCGGGCCGGACTACTCCCTCACGGAGGACATGATGCATCGCAAGACCACGCTGGCCGGCGTCACGCTGGCTGACGGCATGCCGCCCGCTCTCGCAGGCGCGCAGGACCCGCCCGTCGATCCCCCGGCTGACCCGCCGGGGGGCGGCCCGCCCGCCGGAGATCCGCCCGCCGACCCGCCGAAGATGGTGGACCAGGCCGAGGTGGACCGGATCGTGCAGCAGCGCCTGGAGCGCCAGCGCGCACAGTTCGGCGGCACTCCGGACGAGATCAAGGAGCGGCTGAAGAAGCTCGACGATCTGGAGGCGGCCAGCCTGTCCGAAAAGGAGCGGCTGGAAAAGGAGCGCGACGACTTCAAAGAGGCGGCGCAGACAGCTACGCAGCGGGCCCATGACGCGCTGATCCAAGCGGCGGTGGTGGCGGAGGCGTCGAAGGCCGGCGCAATCAACCCCGCTGCGGTCGTGAAGTTGCTGGACAAGTCTTCCCTCACCGTTGGCGACGACGGCCAGGTAGAGGGTGTCGAGGAGGCCGTCACGGCGCTCCTGGAAGCGGAGACGTACCTCGTCGGCACGCCCCCCATGCCGAACCCGGGTCCGGGTGGCGGCGGTCCGCGCAACACCCCGCCCAGCGGGGACCTTGACAGCCAGCTTTCCGAGGCCCAGAAGGCCGGCGACTGGCCCAAGGTGCGCGCCCTCAATGCCAAGAAGGCTGCCGCTCTGCGTGAGCGCGTCGCCACCTAGAACCAGGAGTAACTCATGTCAGGAATCGCAACGCTGGGGACGACGTTCACCCTCCCCAACTACCACGGCGAGCTGCTCGCCATCAGTCCCGAGGACACGCCGTTCACGACCGCCATCGGCGGCCTGACCGGCGGCGAGTCGGTGTCGGCCGGTCAGTTCGAGTGGCAGACGTACGACCTGCGTGACGCCGCGAACGACCGTCAGCGCCTGGAGGGCGCCGACGCGCCCACGGTGGACAACCGTGTGCGTGCAAACGTCACGAACGTCGTCGAGATCCACCAGGAGCAGGTGTCGGTCTCCTACAGCAAGCAGGCGTCCACCCAGCAGTACGCGGGCGCCAACATCGGCGGGTCCGACAACCCGGTCACCGACGAGCTGGACTTCCAGCTCACCGCCGCGCTGAAGGCGAAGAAGCGGGACATCGAGAAGGGGTTCATCCAGAACACCAAGGTCGTCCCGACCGACAACACGACCGCCGCGAAGACCGGCGGCATCCTCGCCGCGATCTCCACGAACGTGGACGCCAAGTCCGGCACCCCGACCCTCACGGCGTCGGACGTGCTGAGCCTGGGCCAGACGATCTGGACGAACGGCGGCATCCAGGAGTCGGAGACCGCGACGATCCTCGTCAACGCCGGCCTGAAGCGGTGGCTGACGAAGCTGTTCATCACCGACAAGGGCTACGACGAGCAGACCCGCAACGTCGGTGGCGTGAACGTGCAGACGATCGAGACGGACTTCGGCCGCCTGAACATCATGCTCAACCGGTACATGCCGGCGTCGACGCTGGCGATCGTGTCGCTGGAGGAGTGCGCCCCGGTGTTCCGGCTGATCCCGAACAAGGGGTTCCTGTTCACGGAGCCGCTCGCGAAGACCGGCTCCGCCGACAAGGAGCAGCTCTACGGCGAGGTCGGCCTGAAGTGGGGGGCCGAGTGGAAGCACGGCAAGATCACCGGCCTGCTGTCGACGGCCCCGTCGACCTAGCCGGATGGTGGGCCCCGGCCGCTGAAATTGCGGCCGGGTGTTTTGCCCCGCATGAGGCTGCCCCTGCCATGACCTGGCTGGTGGCTCCCGGTTCGACCCCGGGCGGGGCCATGACGAACGTGAAGGGTGGCGCGCGATGACCGCACGATTCGAGGCTGACCCGGTAGCCGGCGCGCAGCTCGAGGAGCTCGAGCCGCGCGTGGCGGCCGTAGAGACCGCCGTTGCCGCTGAGACCGAGCGCGCCGAAGACATTGAGGGCGGCCTGCGTACCGACGTGGACGCCGCGCAGGCCGCGGCTGAGGCGGCGCAGGGGTCGGCGGATGATCTAGCCCCATTGGTGGGAAGCGCTAGTTCGTCCGCGGCGGCGGCGCAGTCCACGGCGAACGCTGCGGCGGCGAAGTCCGCAAACCTGAGCGACCTAGCGAGTGCGAGCACGGCCCGGACGAACCTCGGGCTTGGTTCTGCGGCCACGCATGCGCACGGCGACTACGCCACGGCGGCGCAGGGCACCGACGCCCGCACCCCGACCGCGCACAAGTCGTCGCACGCGGCCGGCGGCACAGACGCACTCTCACCCTCTGATATCGGCGCTGCGACCGCGGCGCAGGGCACGAAGGCGGACGGGGCTGCGCTCATCGCGTCCGCGAACCTGTTCGCGGATACGCAGACAATCAAGAAGGCTGGCCAGCAGGCGGTTTTTCAGGATGGGAACGGCGCGAATCTCGTCAGCGTCAACAATATTGCAGGGACAACGTACGCGGCTGGCTGCGAGTACTTCTACGGGTCGAATGGGTTGGCGACGGGGGGGCTCGCGTGGGTGCAGGGCATTGACGTGTCCGCGTCCACTCCATACCGAGATTGGGCGTTCTCGAAGGTAAAGGCTGACGGGTCGGTGTCGGACCTGGACGGCATGTATATGTCGAATGGTGGGTCGGGGGTCCCGTCGTCTATCGGCTTCGGGTACGCCCAGCCGAAGGATTCCGGCGGCAACTTCCGGGTGAAGATCGCCGCAGGCGGTACGGCCGGTGGTGACGTGGCGCAGGGCGGGCTGCAGGTCCCGTTCGTGACGGGACAGACCGGGGATGCGCTCGCGCTCGGGTCGTCCAATGATGCTCAGACGGCGTTCCGGGTCCGGTATGACGGCACGACGATCGTCAAGGCCACGCCGCAGGCGAATAAGACTTGCACGGATGGTACGACCGCCACGAATACGACGGTCACGTCCGCGACGATTGGGTTTGCCGCTGAGGACGTGGGCGCGCATATTGCGGGTACGGGTATCCCGGCGGGCGCGTACATCACGGCGGTAGCGTCGGCCACGTCCTGCACGATCAGTGACGCGGCGACCGCGACCGCTTCCGGCCTGTCGCTCACCGTCTACGGCCGGTCGTTTCAGCATCGGGCGAATAGTGCGCTGCCGTTCGTTACGGCTACGAACGGGTCGGGTGGCGGCGCGCTTGTTATCAACACGCCGCTGGTTGGTATCGGTCCGGGTGCCGGGGGCGTCCCGACTGCGAATCTGGACGTGGTTACGAACGGGTCGAACAACTGCACGTTCAAGGTGCGGACCCGGGCGTACGGCAGTTTCCAGATTCTCGCGTCGGGCTCCGGTAACGGTGATGTGACGCTGGCGACCCAGAACAACACTCCGCTGAACCTGGGGACGAACAGCGTCAACTGGCTGCGCATCACCACCGGCGGCGACACCATCATCGGTGGTGGCGCCAAGAGCACACCGGCTGAGGCTGCGACGAACGCAACGGTTGGGTTCGCCTACCTGCCTTCGGTGAACGGTACGCCTACCGGTGCCCCGGCTGCCGTGACCGGGGGCGTGCCCTTCTGCATTGACCGTTCCGGGTCGAAGCTGTGGGCGTACATTGGTGGCGCGTGGAAAAGCGTGGCGGTCGCATGATTCGCGTTCGCAAGGTTGTCTATCAGGTCCATATGGATGAGGTTGACGACGAAGGCAACATTGTGAACGAGCTGGCGACGCAGGAGCCGATCAGCCTGTACGCGCACCAGCTAGCGGACCTGCCCGCGCAGGTCGCGGCCGTCGTCGCGCAAGCCGAGCAGAACGCCGGCGGGTCCGTCTAGCCCTTCGCGGGAAAAGCGCGTACCCGAAGCATCGAAGAGAGGAGGGCCCCAGTGACCGACGCAACCAACACCCTGCGCGTCTCGCAGACCCTCATCAGCGACGTGACCGGCCTCCCGACCGGCCTGGCCGGCACCGGCGTCTGGGTGCGCGTCGTCAACCAGGACGACACCGTCATCGTCGGCGACGACAGCACCACGTTCGGCGGGACCACCGACTACATCGCGGCGCGCACCCCGTCATCCCTCGGATACCGCGCCACGATCACCGCCCCTGACGGCGGGTGGACGTTCGGCGACACGCTGCGCACCATCTTCGACAACGGCACCGTCGAGCAGGAGGACGAGGTCACCTGGCTCGTCGTCAACGACACCAGCGACGACTGGCGGCCCACGGTCGCCGAGGTAGGTTCCCGTCTGGACGCCCGCACCCTCGCGGGCGGCCAGCGGCAGGGCACGTTCAACGAGGACACCATCCCGACCGGAGCGCAGGTCGAGGGTCTCATCGACGACGCCGTGGCGATCGTCGCCGCGAGCGTCGGCGTCGACGTCCCCGAGGCCGTGTGGCCTGCCGCGAAGTATGCGTCGATCTGCCGCGTCGCGATGGCCGTGGAGCGCGGCTTCTACCCGTCCAAGAGCGACGACGCGGAGGCCACCTACCAGAACTGGCTGGGCGAGTACTCCGCCGCGATGAAGTCGCTCACCGAGCGGGTGAACCAGTCCGATGGCGGTCCGCGCCGCGGCGCTCGCATCAGGTCGGTGCAGTTGCGCTCCCCGGACGGCCTGAACGACCCCTGGGTCGAGCCGGCGTCATGAGCATGAACGTCACGATGCGCGTCGACGGGCTCAACAAGCCCGTTCACCGCCTCGCGTTCCTCGGTCAGAAACTCAAGGACCCCGGCGTCGGCCTGCTGAGGGCCCTCGACGAGATCGCCGAAGCGAACGTGCAGCGCATCGAGACGGGCCGCGGCATCCGCAAGGACGCCAAGTCCACACAGGACCGCAAGCGCCGCCAGGGCCACGAGCTCGGGCCGCTGCGCGAGCAGGGCGCGCTGCTTGACTCGCTGCGTCCGCACGGGCCCGGCAACATCCTGAAGATCTACCGGACGGTCGGCCGGTACGGCACGAGTGTCCCGCACGCCCACCTGCAGATCGCCCGCAGGAGCGTGAAGCCGCGCCGTGTCGTGGTCGTGCAGAAGGCAGCCCGCCAGAAGGCGGTCAAGGCGCTCCATGACGAGATCACCGAGCCGCTGCGATGACAGGGTTTGACCCGCTGATCGACGCCGGTGATGTGGAGGATGCCGTCGAGACTGTCCTGCGCGACTTCGAGACGACGTACCTGGCCGCCGTTGAACGCAAGCACGGCTTGGCCGCCAGGTCGCTGCCCGTGACGCGCGAGTGGTACACCGACCAGACGTTCGACTGGCAGGCCGCGGATCGGCTGCCAGCCGTCTACATCATCGCCGGGGACCTGATCCCCAAGGAGCGCCGACGGTCGGGCTACTACGGCGAGCAGGTCGTCACCGTGACGACCGTCGTCGAGGATCAGGACGAGCGCGGCGCCCGCAGGATCAGCAAGCGTAAGGCCGCCGCTTTGCGCTCCGCGCTGCTCGGCCACCCATCCCTTGGCGATCTCGGCGCTACTGGCGTGGAGTGGCGGCAGGACACCCACGACACCCTCGCCGACGGTGAGACGACCCGTCTGCTCGGCGTCACCGAATCGACCTTCGCGATCACCCTCGGCCTGGGCGCCTACGACGTTGGCCCCGCCGAGCCGCCGGACGACCCGTACAGCACCCCGTCGGAGTATCCGGCGGTCACCGATACCACACTCACCCTCACACAGGAGGAACCGTCGTGAGCGCAGCTCCCGATGCAACCATCACGGTCGTCGATGAGCCCGAGCTCACCGTCGATCCCACCGATACCGGGGTGCACCACCTCGTCGCGACCGCCTACCGGGCGCTCTCGGCCGGGCCGCGCGCCGTCAGCAGCAACACCGAGCTCGCTCGTGTGTTCGGCCCCGAGCAGACGTACAGCTCGCTGCACAAGTACGCCCGTGCGTTCTTCGCGTTCGGCGGGGCCAGTCTCGTCGTCTCCCGCGCCGTCGGCGACGCCGCGACGTCCGCCACTCGGGCCGTCCCCGGCTCGGTCGGTACGTCGCTGTACGTCGATGCGATCAGCCCGGGTGACTGGGGCAACGACCTGTCGGTGCAGATCATCGACTCGTCCGGCGACAAGATCCTCGCCGTCTTCGACGGCACCGAGGAGGTGGAGCGCACCTCCGCGTTCTCGGCGCAGGCGCAGTTCCGCGACTGGTCGCAGACCAGCGAGTACGTGCGGGTCCGCGTTGGCGCCGGCACGACGCTCCCGGCTGTGATGGCCAAGACGGCTCTCGCCGGGGGCGAGGACGATGTCGCGGCCGTCGACGACGACAACCTCACCGCGGCGCTGGCCGCGTTCACCGAGGAGTTCGGGATCGGCCAGGTGGCGGTTCTGGGGTCCACGTCGACGGCGGTGCATCAGGCGCTCGCCGACCATGCCGACGCGTATGGCCGTCACGCGCTGCTTGACGCGACCGCGGGCCTGTCCGTCTCGGCGCTCGTCACGGCGGCGAACGCCGTCACCGGCGACGGTACCCGCAGCGCGGAGCTGTGGGCGCAGCAGGCGACGATCGCCGGCAGCGTGCAGGGCTCGCAGATCCGGGTGCCCTGGTCGGCCGTGCAGGCCGGCCTGATCGCCAAGACCGACCGTCAGTACGGGCCCTCCCAGCCCGCCGCCGGCCGGTTCGCGCTCGCCTCGGACGTGCTGTTCCTGTCGACCGAGTACACCGACAAGGACGACCGCGACACGCTCTCGGAGGCCGGCGTGAACATCGCCCGGACCATCGACGGTGTGGTGCAGCCGTACGACAACAAGACGCTCGCGTCGCCGTCGACGGAGGCGCAGTGGGTGCAGGCGTCGCGCTCGCGCGAGGTCATGCGTCTGAAGGCGCAGCTCCTGCCGGTCCTGAAGGCCCATACGTTCGCCCGCATCGACGGGCAGGGCGTGGAGACCGGCAACGTGATCCGCGACCTGGAGGGCGTCCTGCTGCGCGAGTGGCAGGACGGCGCGCTGTTCGGCGCCACGGCCGCCGACGCGTTCGGCGTGTCGGTCACCGTCGACACCGACACGGACGCGTCGACCGCCACGGTCAACGCGAACGTGTGGGCGCGCACATCGCCGTACGGAGCCACGATCAACCTCAACCTGACGCACCGCCTGGAGGTCTAGCCCGATGCCCCTCACCAACGTGCCGGCGTTCCCCAAGCACATGTTCCGGGTCACCGTCTCCCTCGCGGGGCGGGACCTGGGCGAGTGGGACGCACTCTCGTCCGGCGGGTCGGAGTCCGACCCGAAGATGTACCGCGGTGGCGGCTCGCGCCTGAAGCGCGTCGTCCCCGGCCTGAACAGCCCGAAGAAGATCAAGCTGTCGCGCGGCTACCACGCCGACCGCGACGACCTGGTCTTCCTCAACAACCAGTGCAGCAAGGGCGTGATGACGGTGCGCTACCAGCCGCTCGACGCCGATCACAACCCGCACGGCCGCGCGATCACCCGGACCGGCGTGCTGTCCGACGTCTCCGACCCCGAGTCCGACGTCGACAGCGAGGACGTCGCGACGATCGAGCTGGAATTCACGCCGAACGAGGGCGTCTCGTGACCGACGCCAAGCCCGGGTCTCTCCTGGCGCGCCTTCGAGCGCGCCGGGAGCAGGCTCAGGCCGGCCGCACGCGTGACCTGACCATCGGGGATCTGGTGGTCAGGTACCGTCGGCCGACCGACGAGTCGTACTTCCATGCGATCAACGGCCCGCCCGCCCCGCCCGACAGCGCGTCGGACGAGGCGATCCGCGAGTTCCTGGCCGACAGCCTGAACCGCCAGCTCGACATGCTGATCGACGCGTGCGTCGGACTCTTCTACACCGACGGCACGGACGTGCTGCCGCTCGCCGCGTCCCGTGAGGACGGCGACACTGAGGAGACGCTGACGTTCCAGCATCCCGAGGCGCTCGAGCTGGTCGGCGGCGCCCCGAAGGGCAGCACCCGTGAGAACGCTCTCGCGTTCTTCGAGATCGGCGCTCCGGATTCGGGAGCGGACGCGGCGAAGCTCCATGCGCTCGCGTTGACCACATGGCGCGGCGAGTCCCTGGCGGAGGTCGGGGACATCCTCGCAAAGGGGCCCGAGGCGCGCCCGAGCTTCAGCTCGTAGCGCGCCTGGACGCACTCGGAATCGACGCCAGCGCATTGCTGGTGGACCCCGACCCGGCACTGCTGGTTCTGATGAACGAGCGTGCCGAGTTGGCGGAGCAGTACGTGCAGGCGAGGGAGCAGAGCCTCGCGGAAGCGATCGTCAACGAGCTTGCAGGGAGGCTTCCGCGTGTCTAAGGACGACGTTGACATTCGCGTGCGCCTCCGTGAGGCACGCAAGGCGCAGCAGGACGCTGACCGGGTTCGTAAGGGCCTGCTCGGCGTCGGCGCGGCGTCCAAGCACGCCGGGTTGATGTCGTCGGCAAGCTCGCGCGGCTTCCGTCTCGGCGCGGCGGGCCTGCTCGGCGTCGGGTCGGCCGCTGGCGTGGCTGTGGGCGCACTCGGCGGCCTGACGTACATGCTCGGCAAAAAGTCGCTCGACGCGTTCACCGAGTCCGAGAAGGTCGCCAAGGACCAGGCCGCCGCGCTGAAGTCCACCGGGGCGCAGGCGTGGGTGACGGAGGGGCATCTCGACGCGATGGCGCAGGCGCAGCGGCGTCGCACCGGCATCGATGACGAGGCGATCAAGAAGGCCCAGACGGTCCTGCTGACGTTCCGCCAGATCCACAATGAACTGGGCAAGGGCAACGCGATCTTCGACCAGGCGTCACAGGTGACGCTGGATCTATCCAAGCGGTTCGGCAAGGATCTGTCGTCGTCCTCGATCCTGGTCGGCAAGGCACTGAACGACCCGATCAAGGGCCTGACGGCACTGCAGCGCGTCGGGATCACGTTCACCGCTCAGCAGAAGGACCAGATCAAGACGCTGGTGGCGTCCGGCAACACGCTCGGCGCGCAGAAGGTGATCCTCAAGGAGCTGACCGCGCAGACGAAGGGGTCTGCGGCCGCTCAGGCCACGAACGCCGACCGGCTGCGGTCCTCGTGGGACAACGTGAAGGAAGCGATCGGCTCCGGCCTGTACCCGACCGTCACCAAGGTCGAGGGCGCCCTCTTCCACCTGTCCGAGCATGCCCAGCCGTACGTCGCGAAGGCCGCGAAGGACATGAGCCGCGAGCTGGGCAAGGGCCTGACCGTCGATCACTTGGGCAACGCCCTGCGCATCGGCCATGGTGACCTACGCCCGCTCGAGCGTGACCTGCGCCGCGAGCTCGCCACGCTGCACATCGGCTCGACCGTCAAGTCGTGGCACATCGACAAGCGGCTGGAGGATGCGTTCGTGGCGGCCTCCCCGAGGATCGTTGACGCGATGGCGGCTGCTGCGCCGCGTGCCGCGACGGCGTTCATCCACGCGTTCGCGAACGCCGGCCCCGGCGGACAGCTCCTGACCGTCGCTCTGCTGCTCGGCAAGATGCGGGCGTTCAGCGCCGTCGCTCCGCTGCTTGGCCGCAGGTTCGGCCGTGGGATCGCGGGCTCGGCCGTCCCGGTCATCTCCGGGCAGATGGCGCCCGGTGGTCCCGGCGGAAGCCGCGTGGTGACCGCGATGGGCGGGCTCGGCCAGGCGGCGGGTGCTGCGTTCGGCGCGTACGCGGCACTGACGATCGCGCACTCGATGTTCCAAGGGGTCCCGGACCCCAACAGGTACATCAAGCCCGACGGTACGTTCGACTGGAACTATGCGATCACCTCGGCGACGAAGTTCTTGAATCCAGAGGCGATGGCCCAGTCGATCCTCGACGGGGAGACGAAGGCCAATCCGGTCCTCACGTACGGTGACGCGTCCGGGCTCGCTGGCCGCACGAAGCGCAAGAGCACCCCGTCGCACAGCACCGCGGGCAGTAGCCCGGCCCACACCGCCCGTTCGCGCGGCAAGATCGCGATCACCTTCGACGTGCCGGCCGTCTTCAACGTCGACGGCAGCAAGCTCGCCGAGTCCAACGCGAAGGCCCGCCTGGTCCACAAGAACCGCGGGGGCGGGTAGGCGTGACGCTCAGTAACCACCGTGGCGGACTCAATCTCGAAGCGCTCGCGGCCGATCTTGGCATCCCGCCGCGCGCCCCGATCGCGCTCGGGCCCGGCATCGCGTTCGACGACCACTCCCCGCCCCGCAAGGGCTACATCCGGTTTTGCAACCCGCCCGGGATGCGGCTGTTCTCGCTCGACATGTTCATGATCGGCGAGGCCACCATGCTCCCCGACGGCTATTCCGGCGGCTGGCAGACCGTGGAGCGGGACGGCAACGTCGACGCGACAGTCTGGACGTCCAGCAAGCCGCTGCAGCAGGCGTTCCCCGTCCTGCTGGACCGGCTGCATGACGAGGGCAACATCGAAGCCGAGTGGCACTTCCTGGAGCTGCTAGCCCGTCCCGCCAACGGTGCCCGCCCGCCACTGATCCGCGTCGTCGGTCCCGCGCTGCACAAGGACCGCCGCTGGTTCATCGCCGGCATCGACACCGACGAGGACTCGTGGGTGCGCGACTCCGGCCGCCTGGTGCGCGTCGAGGCGACGATCACGCTCTCTCAGCATGTCGCCGTTGACGTTGCGAAGGCCAAGTCGGTGAAGTCTGGCGTCACGACCAAGTATGAGCGCTCCCGTAAGGGTGAGGACTGCTACGACTTCGCCAAGCGCGTGCTGGGCACCCGCCGCAAGGGGGCCGCGGTCGCGAAGCTGAACAAGATCAAGAATCCCCGCAAGACGCTGAAGACCGGCACAAGGCTGCGGTTGCCATCGTGAGCGCGGTCGCTGACGTCGCACGGCTGCTCGACCTGTCAGCCACCTACACCCGCGACGACCTCATCCTCGACGGCACGTCCGCCGAGGCAAAGCTCGGCAAGGCCGTCTTGGACGCCCAGCTCGAACGCACGATGGAAGGCGCAACCACTCTCACGCTAGAGGTTGCTGACGACGACTGGTCGCTGCTCGAAGCAGACGAGCTGCTCGGCTCCAAGCGACTGTCCCGCGATCTGGAGATTCAGCTTGACGGCCTGACGTTCGTCCTCGCCGAACTCGAGAAGGTCGACGGCGGCGAGTCTCTCGTCTTCTACGACGAGCCGACCGTCCGGCTCATGGATCACAAGCGCCGGATGAAAGCGTCGCGCAACGCGATGACCCGCGCCCAGTTCTTCGGGATGCTGTGTCGCGCCGCTGGTGTGAAGCTGTACTCCGTCGAGCGGGACAAGGTCCAGCCGATCGCTGCGCTGGACAAGGCCGACGCCAAGACGCTCGCCGACTACAAGGCCAAGAAGTCGGGCGTCAAGACGCCAGCCCGTGACGCGAAGGTGCTGTTCACGATCCACGGCCCGGGCTCATGGTTCGGCCGTACTGGGCCGGGCGGCGCCGCCGACTCGGGCGACCCGACCGGCAAGACCGCTTCCGGTAAGCCGAACTATGCCAAGGGCATTGCCGTGCATCGTCCCGGGATGTCGTGGCAGGAGTCCTCGGCCAAGTACCTGAACGGCTGGTGGCGTGTCACCGGCCCGAACGGCAAGCGTGGTGTCTTCCAGCAGATCGACGCCGGCCCGGTCGATCGCGTCGTGGACATGACTCCGGCCGCGTTGGAGGACATCGGCTACACCACCGCCAACTTCCCGACGGACTCCACGTTCAAGCTCGAGTATCTGGGCAAGAACAAGCCGTCCGGTGTCGACACGTCCACGACCGCTGCTGACCAGCGGGTGCATATCGCCAAGTACGAGTTTCGGGTGCAGGCCGGCGAGAACTACCTCGATGCTGGCGTCAGGCTCGCGGACGAGGTGCGGTGGCGATGCTTCAGCACCGGCACCGGCTACGTCTTTGACAACGACCGCACGCTCGCGAAGGCTGACCCGTCCGTCACGCTGCGGGAGGGCGGCGATGGTGTCGACAAGATCCGGTGGCTGTGGACGCGCAAGCACAGCATCGACGAGCTGCAGGTGACCGTCCGGCTCATCCCGTGGGCGGCACCGCCCGGTGCCGTCGCCCTAGTCGAAGGTGAGGGGCCTGCGGACGGCAGGTGGCTGGTGCGGTCCATCCAGTCCGGGCTGCTCGGCGAGGAGCGCTCCGCTGACATCACGCTCGGCCGCCCGCAGGCGCCGAAGAAGGAGCCTGCGTCCACGGTCTCCAGTATCAGCGTCCCGGGCAAGTCTGGGTCAGGCGATGCGCCTGGCGGTCGCGGGTCCGTCGTTGTGGCGCCTGGCGCGAACCGCTCGGGCGTCGGGTTGCAGAAGCCCGTCATGGACTTCCTGGCGCTCATGGCCGGCCTGATGCCCAGCCACAAGGTCACCGTCACGACCGGCACCGCCCACGACCAGTACACGACCAGCGGCACCGTCTCCGATCACTGGGGTGGCAACGCGGCGGACCTCGGCGTCGGCGGCGACATCCGCGGTGGTGGCGGCGACGCGCACCTGGGCAACATCATGGCGTCCGCCGCCCTGCAGGTCTGTGGTGTCAAGAAGGCGCAGGCTGACCGGCAGGCACGCTCGGGCCAGGGACTGGACTTCGGCCGCGCATATTCGTGGCAAGGCCACCGCGTGCAGATCGGCTGGCGCACGATGGTCGGCGGCAACCACTACACGCACGTTCATGTAGGGTGCGCCTGACACTGTAGCGTCTGGGTGTATGGGTATAGTGGTGCCCATGACTGAAACACCGAAGCTCTGCGAATGTGGGTGTGGCGAGCCCGCCCCGATAGCCAAGATGACGAGCACCGAGAGGGGTTACGTCAAGGGGCAACCACGCCGATTCGTCAGGGGACACCACCTCCGACTTCGCCCCATATCCTTTCCGAAAGCGGAGCGTTTCCGTGTCGAGAACCGGGGCCACGACACGCCTTGCCACATCTGGCTGCTCGCCATAACCCGGAAGGGATACGGGCAGGAGTACGACGGCCACCGGGGCCGGATGAACTTCGCGCATCGCCTCGCCTATGAACGTGCTTATGGGCCAATCCCCGACGGTACGGAGATCGATCACCTGTGCAGAGTCCGCGACTGTGTGAACCCCGATCATCTCCGAGCGGTGACGCACGAGGTCAACGTCGCCCGCGCAGACCATTCTGATCGGCGAGTGCCGGACCACGTAAGGGCTCGCATCGTCCAGTTGTACGAGACGGGAATCCTTACGCAAGAAGAAGTTGGGCGAGTTGTGGGCGTGTCGCAAACAACGGTCTATCGCATCGTCCGATCCATCCAGCGGTAGATCCCCCCAGTGCCCCCCCGCGTGAAGGAGGCCCGCATGATCGAACTTCCCCACCTCGCCTATCCGCTGCGGTTCGACCCGGCTGGCGGCTTTGCGCTCGTCGAACAGGACTCCGCCGAAGACCTCACCGGCCGTGCGCACGCCGTCCTCGACTGCCCGATCGGGTGGATCGACTCCCGCCCGACGTTCGGCACTCCGGACCTCGCATTCATGCAGCCCGACGACGCGGCCGCGGCCGCGAAGGAAGCGGTCGAGGCATGGCTGCCCGCGGACGTGTCCCTGACCGCGATCGGAGAGATGACCGACGGCGTCTCCGCACTGATCACCGCAACCCTGGAGCGGGCCAATGGCTGACGACCAGTACCTCGACCTCGGCCTCACCGCCCAGGGCAACCCGGACAC